GGAAGGTAAGTAATGTCAGACTTAACGCTTCAAGACCTAATAAAAATTGGAAATCAAAAAGCAGAGTCAGTCGATGCGTCGGCTAAGGCAAGTGGGGATGCGTTGGATTTTAAACGTAAACGAGCCTTAGCTGAGTACAGCCCTTCTATCGGTGCTTTTTCTCCTCTTGGGCCAAGAACTCCAGAAGCTCAAGCACTAGACCTTTTGGCTGCAAATGCCACATTATTGGGCGCTCCTACAAAAGCGATTGGTCAAGAAGCTGAAGGTAGGATTGCTGAGGCGCGGCGCATGACTGGAGGATACGGCGCTGCTTCGGAAGGGCTTGCTATGTTACCCCTTGCTCTTGCCCTTCCTCAGGGTAAAAGTCTTCTTGCGAAAACTGCGCTAGGAGGGGGTTTTGGTGCAGCAGGTGGATATGGCTTGTCTGGCGAGGGTCAGGAGGCGTTTGGAGCGGGCATTGGGACTGCTATCGGTGTAGCACCGCCTCTTCTTGGCGCTGTTGGAAAGGGCGTCTATAATGTGGGAAAAAATGTTGCAGGAAGGCTTTTTTCTAGCCCAGAAGAATTGGCTTTAAAGCGTTCACAAAGAGCAATGTCAGATTTAAACATTACACCAGAAATTTTAGAGGAAGCTATACCAGAGACTTCCCCCATCACCCTTGCCGAGCAAACTGCGGGCGAGTATGGGGAGGGCGTTTTGCCGCTAGTTCGTCAGGCAGTTTCTGGCATGGGAAAAACCAGAGAAGAAGCTCTTGAGCAAATTGGAGAAAGAACCGCCGCTGCACCTCAAAGAGTTAGTCAAGTTGCTGAAAAAGCGCTGCCTACTGGGGATGCCGACAAAGTTGCTTTTACCCTAAAGCAAACAAGAGCAGAAACCGCAAAAGAACTTTACGAAACTGCTTACAAAGATTTTATCCCAGATGAAGATGTTGTTTCTTCTGTGTCCAAACTTTTTCATGGCAAGGGAAGGCTACCTACATTAAACAAAATTTTAAACAAAGCGATTAACAACGTTCGAGATGATATTGAAGTTGGAATAAAAATACCATATACGAAAACTGTTAAAATCAACGGAAAGAGTCAAAAGGTTCCATTGGAAATTTCTGATTTAAGTCCAGAGGCTTTCAACAGGGTTTTAGACCAAACAAAAATTATTTTAGATGATTCAATATCTTCTCAAATTACAAAAGGTAAATGGGGTGAGGTTAGGCGTTTAACAAACCTTAAAAACTCATTTGTAAATATTCTTGATGAGGCAAATCCAGCGTATGCCGCTGCACGGGCTGAGTTTGCTGGCGATACTGCGTTAATAAACGCTTTGGATATGGGTAAAAGTATTTTTGGAACAAAAATGACCGCTAAAAATGTTGAGTCATTTTTAAGTAGTGCAACAAAATCAGAAAAAGAACATTTTAGGCTTGGGGTGTCAAAGTTTATTCAAGAGCAACTTGAGTCTGGAAACATCAAAAATGTAAAAGGTCTTTTAAACAAAGACTATATGAAGAGAATAAAAAATGCTTGGCCTGATGAGGGGTCATTTAAGATGTTTTCTGATGCAGTAAGTTCTGAGGTAAAGATGGCAGAACGAGGCGGAAAAATCGTGTCTGGCATAGGTAGGACTCGCGGCGAAGACGGAACTATTCTTGGCGCTCTTGCCGAGGCAACCACATCAACTCCAGTGGCTGGTCGAGCTGCTTCAGGCTCAAAAATGTCAGCAGCGACTGTTGCGGTATCTAAATTTATTCGCAACATATTTGGAGAATTTGGAAAAATGAGTCCAGAAGAAGCCGATGAGCTTGCTAAAATATGGCTAGCTTCCACACCAGAGCAAAGAGCAGTTTCTGTACAAAAACTTGTTGAGGCTAATAAAATAACGCCGCGAGCGGCAGAAGACGTTATAGACAGGTTAAAACGAGAGCCTATCACTACGTCTCTTGAGGGATTGGTTGGTCTTGCAACCAAACCAACAATGGCAACTCCGATAACTACGGGTGCAACACAGGGCGTAACCAGAACTGGTGAACAGGAATAAATCATGGCAAAGAACAGTATTACAGATTACAGCAAAACAGCTTCGTTAAACACGGACATTCAGTCTGTTGACATTGATGAGGGTTGCCTACCTAGCGGTATTAACAACGCTATCCGTGAGCTTATGACTGACTTGGCTGAGGTAAACGATGGAACGGTATCCTTAACCAGTCCTTCTTTCTCTTCTGTTAATGTTGACGGTGGTACAATCGACGGAGCCGTAATCGGCGGCACAACGGCGGCGGCTGGCTCGTTTACATCAGGTTCATTTACTGGGAATGTATCTCTTGGTGACAATAATAAGGTTATTTTGGGCGCGGGTTCAGACCTCAACCTGTATCACGATGGCTCTGACAGCATAATCGAGGATACTGGCACGGGCGACCTTATTATTAAGGCTTCTACGCGCATTTGGATGAAGGGTATTAACGACGAAACTCTCATCAGGTCTACGGAAAACTCTCAGATTTCGTTATACCATAATGGTGCCGAAAAACTGTCTACCTTGAGCAATGGCATTTATATTTATGGCTCAATTACGGCTAGCAGCGCCTCTATCAATGGAGAGCTTACTGCTGATAGTTACAATGAAACGTATAATGCGCTTTCAGGTACGACTCCGACTGTTAATTGCCATGACGGTAATTTGTTCAGCTTGACGACTTCTGGAAACACCACATTCACGTTCAGCAACCCACCAGCTTCGGGTACAGGCTTTGGCTTTACGCTGAAGTTGGTCGCAGGTGGAACGCACACAATCACATACCCAGCCTCTGTTGATTGGGCTGGCGGAACAGCCCCAGATGCCCCCGCCTCTGGCGAGACTGATGTGCTTGCGTTCATTACGCATGATGGCGGCACAACTTGGTATGGCTTCCGCGCTGGGGACGCAATGGCATGAGCATAGCCAGAAAAATTCAGATGGCTACTGCTGGCTCTGCTGTAGCAGGATTTAGCCCTGCAAGCATAAGCGACCTAAAGCTGTGGCTTGACGCTACTGACACATCTACCTTGTATCAGGACTCGTCAAAGACCACTGCTGTCTCATCTGACAACGACCCAGTAGGCTGCTGGGAAGACAAGTCTGGAAATGGTTTTGACCATGACCAAGGAACGTCAATCAACCGACCAACATTCGACACAACAACAATGGGTTTAAACAGCCTAAATCTCGATAACTCTGTTGACAGTGGCAAGGGCCAGTTTCTTGAGAACTCTACTTGCACGGATACAATTACCATGTTCATAGTTCTGAACTATGGAACCAATTCAAATGCTGGGGCATCTTTTGGTATCGGTGCGTCATACAACGGATACTTTACATTCGCGGCTGGCTCATCACTGAACTATGTGTCAACATCTCCGACTGGCTACAGAACCGTTGGTGATAGCTACACCCGTATCGCGGCAGGGAATGACGCGATTATTACTGGTGATTTGGTAAACTTTCTCCGCGAAAACGGGACTCAGTATGCCATGAATAGCCCCTATAATTACTCCAGCCACTCTGGTAATGTCGGTTCCTATGTTGGACGCCGAGGCTTAACGCCCAATAATCACACGCCCTTCAACGGGAATATCGGAGAGATTATTGCCTACGAAAGAAGGTTGTCGTCAACTGAAATTGATGAAGTTGAAACCTATTTATCTGAAAAATGGAGCATTACAATATGATGTATGTAAAGACTATAGATGGTGCTGTTAGCAAGTTCCCCTACTCAACGTGGGAGCTTCGCAAGGAAAATCCTAATACTTCTTTTCCTAAGTCTCTAACAAGTGAAATTTTAGAGAGTTATGGTGTCTATGCTGTAACTGAAAACAAGCCAGACTTCGACCACCTTGTACAGACATTGACTGCTGGCACCCCTGCGCCTCGCGATGGCGTGTGGCAGGTTGACTATGTGGCGGTAAATCTTTCAGAGGAAGACGCCCGAAATGCCGTAAGGTCTGAGCGCGACAACCTGCTGTCGGAAACAGATTGGATGGCTTTGTCAGATGTAGTTATGTCAAGCGAAATGGCAGCCTATCGGCAGTCGTTGCGTGATATACCACAGCAACAAGGATTTCCGTTTGCTGTGTCTTGGCCGACAAAACCATAGAAAAAAAATAAAAACCTGATACAGTGGGTTATCGGGGTCACTAGGAACCAGAAGAAATGAACGAAGAAATGAAACAAACAATAGATTTAGGGGCTGGTGGCGTGACCATGGGGGCTTATATGAGTTGGATTCCAGAGGTCACTGCGGTTGCTTCTCTTGCGTGGGTCATTTTGAGAATATATGAAACAGAAACCGTTAAAGCACTGATTGACAAATACAAAAATAAGTAATCACCTTATCTTTTGATGCAGTGCTGTGGCTAAAGGGAAGAGTTGTGACGACTGAGCTTAATAAGAAAAGCGAAATCCACATCGGCAGGGCTGGAGAGCTTATGGCATCTGGCATAATTGAGGCTCTTGGCTACCGCACAGTCCTCTGTCAGCAAGCCTCATTTGATATGCTTCTGTTACGCAACGATGACACGCACTACAGGGTTGAGGTAAAGACTACAAGTAAGTGTAACGCAGACCCACGCCGCCCCTCTCGGCTGGCTAGGCGCTACTCTTGGAACACGGCTCGTGGCTCTGGCGCTAAAACCAAACTTGACCCTGATTCTGTAGACCTGCTCTGCCTCGTGGCACTGGACACGCGCAGATGTTACTTTAAGCCAGTTTTCAATCACGATGTTGTGCGCTATAATATCTCTCTTGACAAGCTGCTTGAGGTAGATGAGCAGGCACAACTTGACGAGGCGCTGAGTCAAATAGATAAACGGAGACTATCATGTGGGGTAGTTTGATTGCACCAATCGCCAACATTGCTGGCACTTGGATTGAGGGCAAGCAGAAGAAGGCAGAGGCAAAGGCCAAGCTGGAGGTGGCTAAAGTCGAGGCCACAGTCAAGCGCGTCGAGCGTGATTCAGACTGGGAGGCTTCCGCTATGTCTGCGTCTGACAATAGTTGGAAAGATGAGGCGTGGACAATCTGCTTCATCGCTCTGATTATTGCTTCTTTCGTTCCACCGCTACAGCCTTATATGCAGGCTGGTTTTGATTTTCTAAGGACAGCACCAGAATGGCTACAATACGGAATCTTGGCAAGTATTGCCGCGAGCTTTGGCATCAAGTCGATAACACAGCTAAAAAAGTAGACGCTCCTGTAATACCCGAAGGCTACTTGTCGCCCAACTTTTCCTTGCAGGAGCTAACAAAGAGTCAGACAGCAATACGTCTTGGCATCGACAATACACCTACAGAAAAGCACATAAACGCCCTAAAAGCGCTGTGTTTACACGTCCTAGAGCCGTGTAGAAAACAGTTTGCCCGTAGTATCACCCCTTCATCGGGCTACAGAAGCAAGGAATTATGCAAGGCAATCGGCAGTAAGGTGTCAAGCCAACACGCCAAGGGTCAGGCTGTAGACTTTGAGATTGGAACAATTCCAAACTACGAGCTTGCTTGCTGGATACGCGACAACTTAGATTTTGACCAACTCATCTTAGAGTTCTACAATCCAGATGAGCCTAACAGTGGTTGGGTTCATGTCAGCTACCGCGCTGATGCGCCATATGTCAATCGCAAAGAGTGCTTGACATACAATGGCAAGAGATACCGAAAAGGCTTGATTAGTGAGTAGATATACAAAACCAAAACTGCGTGAACGCCTAAAGAAAAAGATTATGGCTGGCTCCAAGGGTGGCAAGGCAGGCCAGTGGTCTGCACGTAAGGCACAGCTACTGGCGGCTGAATACAAGAAGGCTGGTGGTGGCTATCGTGGCGGCAAAGGGAAGGCGCAGAAGAGCCTGTCTAAGTGGACTAAGGAAGAGTGGGGAACCAAGTCTGGAAAGCCCTCTGTGCAGGGTAAGAAGGCCACTGGAGAGCGTTATCTACCAAAGCGCACAAGAGAGAAGATGTCTGCGGCTGAGTATCTTGCAACGTCAGCTAAGAAGCGGCGTGACCTGAAAGCTGGAAAGCAGTATTCCAAGCAGCCAAAGAAAAAGGGCTGACCAGCGGAAAAGGGAGACGCTGACCAGCCCTATAGCACCCCATCGGGGGTAAGGTGCTAATTCCTACTGTCGTATAGTGACTGCAATACCTGAGATAAAATAGAGCTACTGTCCGTGAGCTTGGCTTCGATGTCTGGGCGCATTGAGGTCATAAGTCCTTCCAGCGACTCGTTCATCTGAGCTATCTTCTCTGCACACTCCAACAGTGCAATCGTTTCATTCTGTAGTGCTTGTTCCATCTTGTTCATTGTCTAGTTTCCCTTTGAAGAAGCGCCGTTCTGCAATCAGCTTGGTTGCTGTAGCCGCCATATTGATTAGTGCTTGGTCTGTCATGCAGATGACTGTGTAGTATCCGTCTTTATCCATGACGCATATCTCTGCCGCAAACTCTGGCTCTGGTGCAGAGCGTAGATAGGCTAGTGTGCGAGGTTCAATTTCCATGGGTCGTCTCCCTTTGCTAAATCCATATATTCGATTGTGCCTTCGCCAGCACATCGCTCACAAGTCTCGACACTGGAGTCGATGCCCTGCCACGGGTCATTTGAACCTGCGTAGCGACCCCCTACGATTACTTCGACTTCGACTTCGCCAGTTCCACAGCACTCCCAGCACTCGAAAACGGCTTCCTCGTCTTTCCATTCTTTCTCTGTCATTATCTTCCCTTTCATTTAACAAATGCTCGAATAGAGCTTCCCTTGCCTTGCGTGTCTTGAAGTTTCTCCAGCCTACACTATCTGTCGGTATTGAGGCAAGAGAAGACAACTTCATCTCCGCTGAGATAGCCCGTTTTTCTAATGCTATCAACTTTCTTGTCAATCTGGTTTTGGACTTCCATAAGCACATCATTTTTAATCTCACTTAATTCGTTTTTCTTTTCACGTTCAATCTCAAAGGCACGTTGCTTTGACGCCTCAAGAAGTTCCTTGAAGTGTGGTGTTCCGTCAATCGGGTTCTTCTTTTCGCGCATAAGCTCAATGGCGCGATTGCGTCCGTGCATGATGGTTGTGTGGTCACGCTCCATAAACCTGCCGATGCTTGGCAGACTGCGCTTAGTGAACAACCAGCCAAGATAGCAGACCGCAAATCGTGCGCGTGTCAAATATCTCATGCGGTTTTTGCCCATCAACTCACGCTTATGCACCTTGAACACTTCACACACTGCGTCAACGATGGACGTCATTGCCACATAATCAAATTGCTCGTCGTCCACATCAACCTTCATATCAATCGTTACCTTCATTTTTTTCCCTTTCATATTGTTCTGTTTCCAGCGC